CAAGATTTGATTTAAATTTTTTGTTTTTATAAAAACAAAAAATTTAAATCAAATCTTGTTAAGTCTCACTTTGGGAAAGATATAGATGCTGTAAGGTTTTCACTGGAGATAAAATGAAAGATAAAAATAAGCAATCTGTTAGTTGTCTTGGTTTTTGTGGTAAAAATTTTATGAGTATAGATCCTAAAACAAATAGAATTTGTAAAAAATGCAAAGAAAAGATGTATAATAAAAAGAACGAAATGGGCAAAAATTACTTTAATGAAAAAAAAACAGAGATAAATGAATAAACCAAAAGTTGCACTTATAACACCATCATTAGGTATGGGGGGTGCAGAAAGATGGATAGTTACTCTTGCAAAATTCTTCAAAAGATTAGAACCTTATTTAATTTTAAATTTAAGTGGTCAAAGCGATTCAATTTTATTAGAAGAAGTTCCAAGCAAAACAAAAATTATATCTGGTCTTTATTTAAGTTCAGATAAAATCATAAATATTTTAAGCGAAGCAGATGCAATTATTTCTTGGTGTTTTAATTTAGACTTAAGATTAAAGGATAAATTAAAATGTCCAACAATAGATGTTTCTCATAGTGACCCAACATGGGAAAACCACAAATCTTTGATTGATTACACATCAAAAAATTCAAAGTATCATGTTGGAGTAAGTAGGGTTGCTGCTTCAGCATATAAAAATAACAATTCAGATGTAATTTATAACGGAATAGATACAAAAAGACTTAAGGAAGTAAGAGGAAGAATTAAACAAAGAGAAGAATGGGATTGTGAAAATAACAAAGTAGTTATTTTTTTAAGCAGATTGTCAGAAGAAAAAAATCCTAAAATATTGCTAGATTGTTCTGATTTGTTTGATGAAAGTTGGAAGTTTTTATTTGTTAATACTGGCTCTATAAAAAATTATTTTAATTCAATTAAAAAAAACAATATCAAAATTATAGAAAAAACAAAATATGTTGGAGATTATTATTCTGGTGCAGATGTAGTAGTTCTTCCTTCAGACATAGAAGGAATGCCATTAGTTTTATTAGAGTCTTGGTTTTGTGGTGTTCCTGTTGTAACGACTAGGTATGATTCTTATGTTGAATTAGAAAATATGCATGGGGAATTATGTTTGTCAACAGAAGTAAGACCAACAGCACTTGAATTTTCAAATAAAATAAACCAAGCTTTTTATGAGGGCAGATGTTCTAAAAGAGTTATTCTTGCCAAAGATGTTGTGGAAAAAAATTATACTCATGAAACAATGATTAAAAATTGGGAAGATTATGTGTTTTTAAAAATGAAAGAATGTAATGATACGCAATAACAAAAAAAAATGGATATATATAGGACCACCAAAAACTGGAAGCACAGCAGTATCTTATATACTGACAGATGGAAAATACAAAAAAAATTATATTGCCGAAAGTTTAAGTATTAATTTTGAAGGAAAAGAAATAAATGGTCAACATACACCTTGGCCTCCTAAAAAATTAAAAACTAAATACAACAATCATACAGTTTTTATAAGTGTAAGAAATCCTTTTTCTAGAATAGTTTCCCTTTATAATCATTGGAAAAATGGAAAAAATTATGGTCGTGAATTATTATCAAAAGATAAAACGCTTGAAGAATTTATATATCTTGTTTTAAAAAAATCTCTTTCTAATAATGGATTTTTTCACACCACAATAACAGATTGGGTTTATAGATATGATTATTTTATAAAACAAGAAAATTTATACAATGATTTAAAAATGCTGAATATTCACTCTAATGATTTTATTATTCCTTTAATAAACGGAAAAATAAATTCGACAGATTACTGGAAAGAAGTACATAATAAAAAAACAATTGAGATGACAATTGAATGGGCAGAAAAAGATTTTTGTAATTTTGGATACAGTAAGGACATTAATGCTTAATTATTTTTTTGGATTTTTTGGTTCTGATCGTTCTGGTAAATGGTGGACTCTTCGTTGTCAGCACATTAAAGATAATCCATCATGCATAGGTTGTGGCACAAAAAAAGATGTACAAGTTCATCATAAAATACCAGTTAGTGTTGATGTATCTAAAGAGTTGTGCAGAGATAACTTATGTACTCTTTGCAAATATTGCCATTTTGTTTTTGGGCATTTGCACAATTACAAAAATTATAATCCAGAAGTAATTAGGGATTGCCAAGAGCATTACAAAAGAGTAAAACAATTTAAAGTTAAAACTTTTCAACGACCTATTTCTTTATGGAGGACTATTATGACTAAGTTTTTTGGTTCTATTGCTTTGGTTTTTTTGGGCTATTCAATTTATGTTAGCCATATGTATGTAGTAGAAACTAACAAAAATACAACAATTAAAGAGCTTTTTGCTGCTGAAAATAGAATCTTGAAAGATGAAATTTACGCAGAGCGAAGCAAGCCAACTTATGAAAATGGCTATAGAGATGCTATTTTAAGGGCTGGTTCACCAAGTGGTTCTGGTGCATATCGTGATGGTTGGGAATCTTGTGCAAAGCTTTATACAGATGGCTCATGGACAAGCGGATATCATACAGCACTAGAACAATTCGGGTGGAAGAATGAGTCTACAGCATTCAAAACCAATAAACCTCAAAGCGTATCTATGAAATAATTTTTTGTCTTTTTGCCCTCATACTGTGTATTAGTATGGGGGCAACATGAAAAAAAAGTCACATAACAATACGACAGTTGGAAAAATATCTGGAAGATATTGGTGTTCTTTAATAAAGAATGCAAAAAGAAGAAATATAAAAATAACAGTAACAATGCAAGATGCTTGGGAAATTTTTTTAAAACAAAATAAAAAATGTTTTTATACTGGATTAAAAATAACGCATACAAAATATTTAAAAAGAATTAATAATAAAAATGTATACTCTTTAGGGACCGCTTCAATAGATAGAAAAAATAGCGAACTTGGATATACCAAAGAAAATATACAATGGGTTCATAAAGATGTTAACTACATGAAAATGAATTTAAACGAAAAATATTTTATAAAACTTTGTAAGCTTATATCTAAAAGATTCTAATAGAAGAGTACTTAAATGAAAATAATTCTAAACAATAATGATTTGTTGAAAAAAAAATGTTTAAATGTAGATTTAAAAACAGGATTTAAAGTTGCCAAAAGAATGGGTATGTTTTTAAACACATTAAAGAAAAAAACAAATAATAAAATAGTCGGTTTGGCAGCAAATCAAGTTGGTATAGATGCATGTGTATGTATAGCATTGAAAAACAGTAAGCCTTTTGTTTTAATAAATCCAAAAATAATTTCTTTTTCTAATGTAAGAATTAGAAATAAAGAGCAGTGTTTAAGTTATCCAGATGTAGAGCTAGATGTATACAGACATATGTGGATTGAAGTTTCTTGTTCTAATCATAAAGAAACAATTTTCTTTGGAAATGTTTCACTTGAAAGTGATACTATTAAAAATCTTGAGAGTGCTGTTGCTCAACATGAAATATGTCATTTAAACGGATTGACTTTTCATGATTTTCAATGGAACAATGCCCCAACACCAACGGAGTGGAACTAATATGCAGACTCATTATATTAAAAATAAAATGTCTTCAAGTGACAAGTTTTCCACAGAACTTGAAAGCATAATATACAATATTGTTCCAATTGATTATTTGGTTTCAGAAGAGATTCTTATAAAACAAATAACAACAGAAGCATCTAAAGAATTTTCTAGCAGAAGATACTTGTCTAAAGAGATAAGAGACACGCTTGCAAATATGATAAAAAATCATCATATAAAAGAAATATATGGATCAAAAATTGTAAAAGCTATTTTTTAAAAAAATAATGTCAAAGATTAAAAATAAAATATTTATTGATGTTTTTATAATTATACTGTCATTTATTGCATTATATTTAATATTAGGTCTATTTCTTTCTGATTTAATTCATAAAGACGATTGTAAGTGTATTGGTGTCTTAAAGTAAGGGGTATTTATTTATAGGCAAATTTCTCTAAGGAGGGGAACCCTATGAACAGATACTTTGAAGTTTGGGGCGTTCCACCCAATCAAAAGAATAGGATAAAAATTGCAGAATATGAAGAAATATATTGGCAAAGAGCAGAAAAAAAAAGTGCAAGATTAGAAGAAATTGGATATGAAAAAATTGTTATTTATGAAAAAACAAGAAATGATAGTGTTGATAAAGGAAGCTTGTTGTTGTAATATTTTAAAAGAGGATTTATTAAAAAGGAAGCAATGTCAATGAACATAAATTATTTAGCACCAATCAATAAACTTGGTTATGGGGTTGTTGGAACAAACATATACAATGAACTTATTAAAAAAAATAATGTTTCATTGTTTCCAATTGGCCCAATAGAATGCGATGATGAAAATTCAGAAAAAATAAGGTCTGGATTAATTAATTCTTCGTCTTTTGATTATGATGCACCAAGCTTTAGAATTTGGCATCAATGGGATATGGCTTTAAATGTAGGAAAAGGTAAAAAGTTTGGCCTTACATTTTTTGAAATGGATAGATTAAAAGAAAAAGAAATTCACAACTTAAATTTTTTAGATAAAATATTTGTTTGTTCTGATTGGTCAAAAAAAATAATTGTGGATAGTGGAATAAGTGCCGATAAGGTTAAAGTTATAAATCTTGGTGTAGACAACTCTATTTTTGATGAAAAAGAAATCGTTCCTTCTAAAACAACATATTTGTTAAATGTTGGAAAATGGGAAATAAGAAAGGGTCATGATCTAATAATAGATATTCTTCTTAAAGCATTTACTCCAGAAGATGATTTTAAATTAATAATGTGTTGTTCAAATCCTTTTTTAACTCAAGAAGAACAAAATCAATGGATTTCATTTTACGAAAAAAGTCCATTTTTTGATAAAATAATTGTTTTAAAGAATAGACTTGAAACACAAAAAGAAGTTTTTGATATTATGAAAAAAAGTGACATAGGTATTTTTCCATATAGATCTGAGGCTTGGAATTTAGAGTTAGCTGAAATGCTTGCTCTTGGAAAAAACTGTATAGCAACAAATTATTCTGGACCTACTCAATATGCTTTAGAATCAGGTTGCGAATTAATAGATCCAGATGGGATTGAATTAGCAAACGATGGCAAATGGTTTGATGGTAGTGGCAATTGGGCAAAATTAAATGAGTCTTATGTTGAAAGATTTGCCAATAAACTTAAGTTGTTACATCAAAAAAAACAGTCTGGAGAATTGATTAAAAATACTAAAGGTATAGAGTTTTTTAAAAAACATACATGGGAATCTATTGCCTCATATATATCTGAGGAAATTAAATAATGAAAACAAAAATATCTTTTCTTGTTTGTTCAAAAAATATAGACGGCATTCCTGCTATAGCAATAGATAAAGTTGAAGATCGCTTTTATATACCAACATTTGAAATTACGCAAGAAGATGTA